GTTTCAAATGGCGATTTATCTGGTTATATTCGTTATTGTAATGGATATTATATTTTTCAACCAAATGTATATTTAGATTTAAGTATCCCGTTAGCTATTCGTGTAGCTAGATTTCCTATTAAACGTGATCTATATGCTCCTCTTGAGTATGAAATACCTTAAATAGAAGATGAAGAAGTTGAAAAAGAAAATACTACTGAATCTATTGAACAATTTTGGTCAGCTGTTTTTGAATGGTGTCAAAAATTATCTACAAGCACTAAATATATTACACCACCTGGTGAAATAGAACAAAGAATACTTCAGATATCAAAAGATGATATGGAGTTAATAGAGAAGTATAGACAGATTTTGGAAATGATTGATTGGTTTCATACATCTTTTATAAAATCATCATCTAAAAATCCTGAAGCATTTAAAAATACTCTTTTATGTTTTTTTTGGGATGAATGGATAACATTAGAAGAACAACTATTTTTAATATATTCTACAGGACTAAATGTTTTGGATTATATTAAAGAAAATCAATATTCACTCGGTAGACTCTTAGTAAATAGATTTATAGATGTTAAAACTGGTGAAATACTATTTATGTGTGAAGGTGGTAAAATGTGTATAAAATCAATAGCAGATGATATTAAAAGAGATTCTACTGAGCAATTAAGAGCATTTGAAATCAATAATAAAACAACAGGTAATCCTTATGGTTTTTTAGTTCCTAAAAATAATGATTTAGTTTTTAAAACAGCTGAACCACCATATGATGGAGGCAAAATTGGTCGTGGTAAGGAATGTGGTAATGTAAGTACAATGACAGGACATATTATAAATCTCGTAGAAATTGGTGATATTCTTAAAGCCAGTGGTAAAACAGATTTTGATTTAAATCGTGGAACTATTCTTGGTACAAGAAAGATTAAAAATTCAACAAGAGCTTGTACATTAATTAATTTATTGATTAGGTTTTTAGATGCTGAAAAAATTAAAGGTAAAAGATGGTTCTTTAGACCTGTACCCGCATTTTATAAAGGTCATAAGGGAACTTTTAGACCTAAAAAATAATAGACATTTTATATAAAAATTGAGACAAGCTAAAGCATAAATGATATTAGGAAACAGAAGAATGGAATCAACCGCTTTCTTTGAAAAGAAAATTAACCTAACTCCAAGCGAATTTAATGAAGTCAAAAAACAATCTATTGATTCACTTTTAGAAACAAAAGCAAAACAACTAATTGAAAACAAATGTTCTGAACAAGGATTTATTCTACCCGGCTCTGTAAAATTACTCTCTCGCTCTATGGGCTACTTTGAATCAGCACGCTTTACAGGTGATGCTGTTTATTACTTAAAACTCAAAGGAAGCGTTATTTATCCAGCCGATGGTGTTCGTATTATCGGCGAAGTTATTCGTAAAAATAAAATGGGTCTTTATGTAAATTATCGTGATGCTATTCGTGTTCAAGTCCCTCGTGACCTTCACATTGGTAGTGAAGAATATGAAGAAGTTGAAGTTGGCGATAATATAGAAGTTGAACTCAAACGTTCTAAATTTCAAATTAACGACCCTTATATTCTTGCGAGTGCTATGTTTATTACAAAACATTCAAAAGATACTGAATCTTCATCTAATGTGAAAAATAATGTTTTAGCAGTTATGGATGAAAGTGAAACTGAAAGTGAAAAAGTATCAAATATAATTGAAGAAAAAGAAGGCGATAATGATGAAGAGGATGAAGATGAAGAAGATGAAGATGAAGATGAAGATGAAGATCAAGATCAAGATCAAGAAGAAGAATCATAAATGCGGTTGTTAATTGACCCTTATCATCTATACGGAATTAGAAAATGGCTAGCAGCTATGACGAACGCAAAAAAGTGTTTGAAAATATAAAAGTACTCGTTAAACCTGAACAAGATGAAGTATTTAGAATTATTCGTAAAACAAAAGAAAATTATACGGAAAACTCTAATGGTATTTTTTTTGATTTATCTACAGTTTCGGATGATACCTTCATACAAATTAAAGAATATCTTGATTTTTGTTTAAAAACTCGTCAAGAAGATATTGAACGCTTAAAAGAATTAGAAACAATTCGTATTCAAAATGAAAATTATATAAATGAAGATAATAACAGTGAAAATATATTACAATAAAAATCATTATAATAAAATTTGATAGACTTAAAGCATTTACTATATTATTAGGTAATATGACGACTCCAATTAGACAATATCAAAATGTTAGCTTTAAAGATCTTGTATCTTATTCTGAGAATAATCCCAATAGAAACCGCACTTTAGATTCTATTGAGATTCTATCAATTAAACACTCTCAAGAAACTTCTCTTGATAATTTAGGTCTAAAAGGATATAGATCATTTAATCTAAATCCAACTGGTATTATGAGCCTTTTCGCTTGTATTCAAGATCCTTGTACTTATTCACTAACTAATAAAGGAGCACGAATTCAATCTATAATTGAAATTACTACCAAACTTCAAGAACAAACAGATGAACTTAAAAATACTTATCTTGCTCGTAAACGTAAAAGGGTATATGAACTAATTGGTGCATCATATAATGGTTCTGTCTTTGAAGATAAAGATTATCTTGACCTTTTCTCAGGCCTTGCTCTAATTCGTAATACACACTTTGTACTTATGAAATCAGCTGTTCAGGAAAATATTGAAGAAGGTACAAAACAATATGATAGCGCACTTAAAGGAGAAATTATATTCTCATCTGACCCCTCTACATGGAAACAAGATAATACAATTTGGGTTGCTGATTATAGAGCTCGCTGGATTGCCATTCCATCTGAACAAATCGCACAAGATATGCATACTATTATTGGCACTTGGCTTTCTACTATTGAACAAACTGGTTGGGTTGTTCATTGGCCAATTATTGATAGTACTAAAACTGAAATTGTAGAACAATTATCGGTTCTTCCATCGTGGCAACTAACCGATAAAAAACTATCAAAAGATGTATTGGCTGCTCGTCTTGGACGTATAAATTGTATTAAATTGTTTACAAAATGGATGACTACTGAATTTACGGATACTTAAAAATAATATACAAATTATTGTGATATATATTATATTAAATATAACATAATTTATTTTTTGTAATCCTATATATTAAAATAATATAAAATTGATACAACTATATGCTCAATAATAAGGTATATAAGCTTAAGGTACTTTTATAGATATATTGTAGATTAAAATGGACCTGACTTCTAACCAATTTAAACTTATTAATAAGTTTGTCCAAGACTGGTTCAATGATAAGAAACTTGAATTAGAAACCACATTTGGTGTGAAAGGCGTAGTTGATTCTACAACTTTCCTTCAAATCGCACAACGTCTTCGCAACAAAGGCTTTGAAGTTATTCCTCAAGATGACAGATTAAGTGTTATCACTCCGAGCCATATTCGTTTATCACTTCTTGGCCTTGGTGTTCTACAACAATATTGTAAAGATGATACACTTGACGGTAAAGTATTTAGTGCTATGATTAAAGATCGCGCTTTTCCTGATAGTAATATTGACCTTGACGAGTATAATATTCGTTTTAAGGTTCGCCGCGAAGAAGAACTTAGCCAAGATGACCCTCGTGTAGTCGCACTTCTTACAGATTGGGATAGGCAAAAGAAAGCCTTCCGACTCATTCGTCGTTGGACCTTCAGAGGAAAAGGAATTCGTATTGATATGTCGATGGTACGCCAAACACCTACCATCCCTGGAAAAGGTGAATTTCAATGGTCTTCTACTTTTAAACAATATAACGTATTCAAAGAAGCTTCTCGTTATGAAGTTGAAGTTGAACTACTTCACGACACAGAATATACTGATTCTCCTGAAAAGGCACTTAAAGCGCTAATTGGCGGCATTGGTGAAGTTCAACGTGCTATTCAAAAAAATACATTACTTATCCGTAATTCTGTTGCCAATACCGTTCGCACAGAATATCAAACAATGACTGGTTCTGAAAAGTTTAGAGGTGTTAATCCTGTTACTCTTAAAGTACGCAATATTACTGAAGAAATTGACCCAAATATTGCTAATATACGCGCTGGCTATAATGTAACCGATAAAGCTGATGGTTTACGCTCCATGGGTTTTGTTGATAAAACTGGAGAATTGTTCCTTATCGATATGAGCCTTAATATATATCGCACTGGACTTAAAAATCCAAAATGTGCTGATAGTTTAGTTGACGGTGAATGGGTTACTATCTCTAAAGATGGTTCTTCTATTAATCATTTCCTAATCTTTGATATATATTACTCTAAAAATAGTAAAAATATTAGTTCATTGCCATTTGTTATATACACAGATGGATTTATTAATAATGAAATAGATTCCCGTTATAATTCTCTTAAAAAATGGTATGAAGACTGGCGTGATAATATGCAAATTATTGCAAAAAGTCTTACCGATAATACAAGACTACTTATAAGTACCAAACGTTTTCAATTTGCTACAGCAAATAATTCTACCATCTTTAGAGCATGCGCTGCTGTTTTAGATACAACTACAATTTATAATACAGATGGACTAATCATTACTACAAATAATGACGCTATTCCTGATAGACCTGGTGTTCGCTGGGTTAAACAATTTAAATGGAAACCTGCTAAAGATAACACTGTAGATTTCCTTATTAATTTTGAAAGAGACCCTAATATCCCTACAATTGATAAAATTACTACTACTATCCACCCTAGTTCTGAAAATACTGTTCAATATAAAACTATGCGTTTATATGTTGGCAGTGATAAAGACCCAGCATTTGATAATCCTCGTACTACTATATTATTACAACAACAAATTCCAAAAGAAAAAGGTTTATCTGGTAAATATAAACCTTCACTATTCAATCCTACTGAATTTCCTGACACTATGGCTAACACATGTAATATAACTATTCAGATTGACCCTGAAACTGCTGAAGAATATGCTAGTACAGAGGATTCTAAAGAACCAATTCAGGACCGCAGTATTGTTGAAATGCGTTATGATCCCTCAAAAGAAGCTGGATGGAGATGGATTCCTACACGCGTTCGCCATGATAAAACAGAACGTCTTATCAAAGCATCCCTTAAAAAAGGACCTATCAAATATTCTGGTATGATGAACGACGAAGGTGTGGCTAATGATGTATGGGATTCCATTCACAACCCCGTCACAGATTCAATGATTCGTAGCGGTAACGAACAACCCAGCGAAGAAGAATCCAAAATTCTACTTAAATTTCAAGATAGCGATGTTGCCAAAAAATACTATGAACGCAAAGCTCCTAAAGAAGACATCACACTTGTTCGCGGTATGCTTGACTTTCATAATAAATATATTAAAAATGAAATTCTATTAAAACGCTCTCTTCGTGGTGGTAATAAAAATCTTCTTGATTTAGCATGTGGAAAAGGTGGCGATTTGTTTAAATGGATTTTCAATCAGGCTCGCTATGTCGTTGGAATTGATACAGCTGGAGAAAATATTACAAATCCAAGTGATGGCGCATATAAACGATACGTTGAAGCAGTTATGGAATTTGGTTGGGAGCGTGTACCTAAAATGGTATTTGTAATTGGAAATAGTTCTAAAGATATAGTAAATGGTGATGCTGGTGCTACTCCTGAAGAACGTGATATCCTACGAAGTATATTTGGTAAATATGAACCTGAAGGCTCTGTTCCTAAATATGTACAAAGTGTTATGGCAGGTTCTTATCGCGCAGGAGCAGATGTTGCAAGTTGTATGTTTGCACTACATTATTTCTTTGAAAATCAATTAGTACTAAATGGATTTATTAAAAATCTTAGTGAAACTGTAAAGATTGGTGGACTCTTCATTGGATGTTGCTTTGATGGTGATAAAGTATTTAAT